GTAGATCCATCACCTGTATATTCTTTTTTACCTTGACGTATACCTTTTGATCTTAATTTAAAACCCATAACTCCTGATAAACCTACAGCAAACTTCATACGAGCTATTGTAAGATTAGCAGTAAAGTCACTACGCTTCATTTCTTGATCTATTTTGTAATATGTCTTAGGCAATATAACATCAAAGTCAAACTTATATCCTACAATAACATCACTTGCTACACTTGTCAAGTTTTTAAATGGTACTTTAAAATATGTTTGACCACTTCTAGCACCACTAGATTCTACTACACGTTCTGGAGATATAGTAAATCCAGATTCAATAAACTGACCTGTAGCTGTAGTACCTTTAATTACTATTACAGGTGTTAGGTTTGTAGCATCGTTGTAAGGTATAAAACATTTACTAAAGTTACCAGCTGTATCAAACTCAACAGCACTAGCTGTAGCATATAAATCTATACATGGATTTAGTTTTTGACCATCGTTGTTAACAATAATAGCGTCGTCAGGACTCTGACTCAAGCTAGCTTTACTAAGTGTAAACTGTCCGCCCTGTTTTGTTACAGCAAAAAATTCATCAGAATCTGTTGCTATAGTTTGTACATTACCGGGTGCAAGCCAGTTAAACCATGTTTGTAGTTTTATATCTTTACCTTCTGCATACTGTCTAAAGAAATATATGTATCTTGTACTTTGTCCTGAGAATGCAATAAACTGGTTTTGAGCACTTGAGATTAATGTATCGACTGAGGATGGTATCCATTCGTTTACAACTCTACCGATGTCAGCTACCTGTGGGTTTTCGTTTTCTCCACGTGTAACCATAGCAAAGACACGAGTATAACTAGGTGTCTTACTGATAAAGTTAATTGTAGTACCAGTATCAACAGGGTCAATAATCGTATCCATCTCATAGTTAGCTATGGTACGTATCACTGTTTTAGCTGGTGTTAGTATACCATCAGCAGCTCCCATTAGAAACTGTTGGTTAGCACTAAATAGTACTAGACCTTGAGTAGATGGTAGTACACTATGAAGTGCAACCGGCTTAACTGTACTAGCACTAAGATCAATAGGATCTGAGTCTGTAATAGTTTGTGCAGATGTATGATAGAAATTAAAAAACTTAGCTGACTGACTCATAGATACTGTGTCGCCAGATAAAAAACCGAGTCTGTTGTTATGAAAGAATGACTGAGTTATTTTGTTACCTACAAATGATGGGTGTGTATTAGTTTCATCATCACCTACAGCACGTGCATCATATGTTACACGTTGAAATGTAAAATTATTTACACTTGTATTTACTAACTCATGCGGCATTGTAGCAGCATCTAATCCTGTAGATACAGCTGGAGATACAGCTTCTTCGTAGTAACCCGGTCCTGATGTACCATCATTAGCTACATATCTTAAAAAATAAGCTGATGTAAGTGCACCACTGTTAACAACTTTAACAACATGATTATGCACTGATTCACCGGGTAACTCATCTAATGTAGCAACCTGATCTTGAAATACATTTAACTGGTTAGCAAATGGTCCAGCTGAACCAGTTAATGTAAACGTAGCACCAGTACGTACTAGACGTAGATTATCTTTAAGTTTAGTAACTGTTAAGTTAGAAATACCTAAACCATCTATACGACTTTTTAGCTCTGTTAAAACTTGATCGTATGTTGTAGTGCTACCTGATGTGTATGCTGAAATAGGTTGACCAGCTACAGTTACATTATATGTAGTGTTAATAGATGTACCTGTAATTCTGATTGTACCTTGTCTGTTAGCATTAAATGTAGGAGCAGCTAAGGTATTTACTGTTGTAGTTTTGTTTGTAATTATAGACTTATCTTGTATTGTCAGTACGTCATAATCTGTACGTGCTCCTGTAAGGTACGCCTGTGCCCCTGTACCATACGTAACAGTAGCTGAGGCAAAGGTTACAGCGTTCCATATAGCAATGGCTCCTGTAGAGCCTCCTGACGCTGGTGTAATGCATCCTATATATTTTTCATTATCGGTTCTAGATATAAAGAACCACTTAGAGTTGTCATATGTAGTGCCAGTACCTAGATTTCCTATGTGCTGAAACCCCGGTCTTTTAGTTAGACCGAAGGTTGGATCAGGATAGCCATTGATACACTCCTCGACTTGACCGGGAAGTTTCTTATCATCAGATTGTCTAGATACTCCACCAAGATAATCGTCAACTCGCTGAGTAACTGCTGGCATTATCGTTGTAAAGCGTGAAATGGTTGATAGCTTTGGTAGAAGTTTTGGGAGTCTTGCGGATGACCAAACATAGTAAACTGCCCTTGGCTAGTTTCATACTCCGTAGCTAAAGCTCGTTGTTGTACTTCTTGTTGTTGTAGACGCGTGTACTGATCGTCGTCACCAACAATTCTACCAGACACAATAGTAGCTGCTCTGGCTTTGATGTAGTTTTGTACTGGTTCTGGTAAATCTATAAAATCAAATTCCCAGATTACGTCACATTCAATAGGACTATATGTCCATTTGTATGTGTGGTTCTGTCTGTCATATAATTTACCACTTCTACGTACAGCATGGTAGGGTGAGTTCTGTGCGTTTTCTGTAAGTTTAATTTGTATTACATTGTTAGGTATAAGTATTTCATTATTAACATCTTTGTTAAATTCGTAGTGGTACTCCTTGTTGAAAGTCCATCCTTCAGATTGTACCTCTCGTGACACCTGTAACAGGGTAGCATAGGCAATCGCAACTTCCGGGTTGGTTTGGTCTAGTGTAGTTACAGGAGCCTGACCACAGGATGTGAGTATGTGATTTATAGCTGGCAACTCTTGTGTTGCATTTGTGGTTGGAAAAGGCATAATAAAAAAGGGGAGCCGAAGCTCCCGTATAAAAAATAAAAATTAAGCGTTAGCTGGATATGATGTACCGAATGCAGCGTTACCTGTAGATCCAGTAGCAGCACCAGCGATTAACTCAACGCAAGCAGCAGGGTTTAAGAAGTCTGCTCCCATTGCGAGTCTACCTAGGATTACATCACCTTGGTATACTACGGATACATCTCCAGATGTGATCTGAACTTGTGGTCCGATTGACTCTACAACACCAGCGGCTTCCTTCTGGAAGATTAGTCCGCAGCTGTTAGCGAAGTCTGTAGCATTACCGTAGTTGTTGTTGATACCAGTTACAGAAGCTCTACCGTCTTCCGCTGTTTCACCAACGAATGTTCCTACGTTTCCGGGGCTTGTTACACCGGGGTTTGTTGCAGATGCAGAACCATACTTAGTACCATAAGAACCGAAGAATGGAATGTTCATTGACTTGTAGATCTTGATGCCTGCAATTTCAATGATTCCGTTACCTGACTGTAACGCACCACCTTGCTCGTCTCTGTTGATAAGACCGTTAGAACCAACACCTTGTATTAATTCGTAGTACTGTCTTGGGTTCAACACAGCAACACGTCCTTCAGAGCTTACTCCTTTCTCGTCAAGAGCAGCAGCTGCATCATAGAAGGCTGCTATTAGAGAAGCTGGAACGTATGCGTCAGATGCTTGGTTGTTTGTACCAACTCTGATCTGTGTTCCGCCGGGCTCGACAAAGCCTGTTTTAGTGATTGGAGAAGCTTGTCTAGCACCTTTAGCGATAGCTCTAAAGATTAGTCTATCATATTTTTGTGCAAGAGCATATCCAATCTTCTTGGAAATTTCACCACGTAATTCGTAGTGAGCAAGTGTTTCGTCAAGTTCATAAACGAAAGCACTAGAGATTAGAAGGTCATCAATAGTGATGGTCTTCTCAGCAACTGGTGGTGCACCATCGGTGTTACCAAGAATGCTGTTTCCGGGTACATGGTACTCGGCTTTTGTGTGTCCAGTGTAGATGAACTGAAGACTCTTACCGTTTGTAAGTGTTCTCTTCATTACAAGGTCTCTAGCGATTGCATTGTGCTGGAAGCCTTTAAACATCTCTCCACTGAACAGCTTTAAATAAAGTTCACGGGCGTTGCCTGTGCTATTCTTCTGACCCGGACGTGTAAGTGCGGTAGTCAGAGTACTATTCTGTTGAGCCATTGATATGGATTAGTAAAGATTGATATTGCTTAGTACTAATTTTTCTCGAGATTTTTTTGTGGTCTATCCCACCGTCTAGACGGCATGAGGTATCCTCCGTGGAGGGCAAATGCCAATGGCAGGGGAGTCCGACTCTGAGGTGCTCCCCGGCTGTTTAGTAAGAAGGAGTCTCTAGTTGAGCATCTTCTTTCTTTTCTTCAGTTTTATTTTCTGGTTCTGGAGCAGGGTATGTCTCAGGTTCAAACCTTGTGATTGCTGCTCTCATAACCGAGCTTTGATGTGCCATTACTTAACAAGTTTAGTATATGTAACACCACGGTAAACGTAAGTTACTGTCATAGCTTCCTCCGATACCTAGCCCCCGTTCCATGACTAGATGACATGCGTCGCATAAGCGATGAACGGACGTCGGGGTTATGCTATTTGTGGTGCAGTAAGTGCTACGTTTGTAGACTCAGCTGATGCTAAGTCAAGTGGGAAGTTGTGAGCATTACGCTCGTGCATTACTTCAAAGCCTAAGTTAGCTCTGTTTAATACGTCAGCCCAAGTAGGTATGATCTTGCCGTTAACGTCAACGACGGACTGATTAAAGTTAAAACCGTTAAGGTTGAAAGCCATGGTGCAAATGCCCATTGAGGTGAGCCATATGCCAACCACGGGCCAAGTAGCCAAAAAGAAATGTAAGCTACGAGAATTATTAAAAGAGGCATATTGGAAAATGAGTCTACCAAAGTAGCCGTGTGCAGCTACAATGTTATATGTTTCCTCGTCTTGACCAAACTTGTAACCATAGTTCTGTGAAACTTCTTCCGTGGTCTCCCGAAGGATTGAGGAAGTAACAAGGCTTCCGTGCATAGCACTAAACAAAGCACCACCAACCACGCCCGCAACTCCGAGCATATGAAAGGGGTGCATAAGGATGTTGTGCTCCGCTTGGAAGACAAACATGAAGTTGAATGTTCCACTGATTCCTAATGGCATACCGTCAGAGAATGAACCCTGACCGAATGGGTAAACAAGAAAGACTGCAAGAGCTGCGGATAGTGGTGCTGTGTAAGCAACAAAGATCCATGGTCTCATGCCAAGTCTGTATGATAGTTCCCACTGTCTACCAGCATAAGCTGCTACTCCGATTAAGAAGTGGAAGACAACGAGTTGGTATGGGCCGCCGTTGTATAACCATTCGTCCATGGTTCCGGCTTCCCAAATTGGATAAAAATGTAGTCCGATTGCGTTAGAGGAGGGGACGACTGCTCCTGATATAATATTGTTTCCGTATATTAACGAGCCAGAAACAGGCTCACGTATGCCGTCTATGTCTACAGGCGGTGCTGCGATGAAGGCGAGTATAAAACAAGTTGTTGCTGCTAATAAGCAAGGGATCATTAACACACCAAACCAACCTACATATAGGCGGTTCTCTGTGCTTGTAACCCACTGACAAAATCTTTCCCAGTTGCTAGTGCTAGTACCTCTTGTTACAGAGATAGCTGCCATTAGAATATACCGGGTATAATTTGTCCTGTTGTAGCATAAGCTCCTACAGCTGCTACGAATCCGAGCATTGCTGCCCAGCCATTAAATCTTTCTGCTTCTGGTGACATTAGTTTTCGTTGTGGTAATAATTGTATGGGTGGTTCGTTTGGGTAGATGTTTTCTCTACCATCAGTATCGGTAGTGATCATTTTTTCTTCTTATAAGGTTTAGCGG